CGATTTGTACAGTGTGAAGAAGCCCTCAGTACCTATGGACTGCTGGGAAAGCACCCGACCACGGGCGGCGTTATTGCCTCCCCGTTTGTGCAGATGAGCCAGACATTTCAGAAACAGGCAAACTTGCTCTGGTATGAGATTTTCGATATTGTGAAACAAAACTGTACGACCAAATTTGACGGTACACCGCAGGATGATTTGATGGAACAGCTTCTGAGCAGCAGAAAGTGAGGCAGCATGAAAGCAGATACCCAGTTCTGGCGAGATCTGAAAGCCAATCGCCAGAAGATGACCAAACAGCAATACCGCACAATCAAGGGACAGGCGGTCAGCGGAAAAGTGCTGGATGCCAGAAAAGGCTTACAGAAAGTTTTGAAGCGGAGGAATGGAGCATGACCACAACCACAGAATTTCAGCTTGTTGACATCAACAAGTTAGTACCCTATGCCAATAACGCCAGAACGCACAACAAGGAACAGATCCTGAAACTTCGCTCTTCCCTTCGTGAGTTTGGATTCGTCAATCCGGTCATTATCGACCGGGAATACAATGTGCTGGCAGGACATGGACGCATCATGGCGGCAAAGGAAGAAGGTATTGCAGAAGTTCCTTGTGTGTATGCCGACCATCTGACCGAAGCACAGAAGAAAGCGTATATTCTTGCCGACAACCGGATGGCGTTAGATGCTGGCTGGGACGAAGAACTGCTGTCCGTTGAAATGCAGGAATTGCAGGAGCTCGGCTTCGACCTTTCCATGACCGGATTTGATGAAAAGGAACTGACAGAGCTGCTGGGTGCGGATGCAGGCAGCGAGGCAAAAGAAGATGACTTCGACCTGTCCGCTGCCTTAGAAAAGGCAGCTTTTGTACAGCGTGGCGATATTTGGACAGTTGGCAGACACAAGCTGATGTGCGGTGATGCCACATCTGCGGAAGATGTATCTGCTCTCATGGGTGACACCAAGGCAAATCTCATTCTGACCGATCCCCCATATGGAGTTTCGTTTAAGAGTGCCAGCGGACTTACCATTCAGAATGATAGCATGAAGAACGAAGAGTTTTATACATTCCTGCTGTCCTCCTTTCAGCGAATGGCGGAGCATCTGGAAAAAGGCGGTTCTGCCTATGTGTTCCATGCAGACACCGAAGGGCTGAATTTCAGAAAAGCTTTCATTGATGCCGGATTTCATCTTGCAGGCTGCTGTATTTGGGTAAAAGACAGCCTTGTGCTGGGACGCTCGGATTATCAGTGGCAACACGAACCTGTGCTGTATGGCTTTATGCAGAATGGAAAACATCACTGGTATTCCGACCGCAAGCAAACGACCATCTGGCATTTTGACAAGCCGAAACGCAATGCCAATCATCCTACCTCCAAGCCGCTGGACTTGCTTGGCTATCCCATCGGCAATTCTACACAGGAAAATGGCGTGGTAATGGACACCTTTGGCGGCAGCGGTTCTACTTTGATGGCTTGCGAACAAATGAATCGCATCTGTTACACCATGGAACTGGATGAAAAATATGCCTCGGTGATTCTTCGCCGGTATGTGGAAGATACGGGAAATGCCGATGGTGTATATGTTGTGCGGGATGGAAAGCAGATTGCATACTCTGAACTGGTGAAAGAGGTGGAAAAGCCTGATGAATAAACCGCTCACCCTTGGCAGCCTCTTTGACGGCAGCGGCGGTTTTCCGCTTGCCGGACTGCTGGCAGGCATTGTGCCTGTCTGGTCTTCTGAAATTGAACCGTTTCCTATTCGTGTGACAGAAAAACGGCTGCCGCAGGTGCAACACTTCGGCAATATCAGCGGACTGCATGGTGCAAAGCTGCCGCCTGTGGACATCATCACCTTTGGCAGTCCATGCCAGGATATGAGCATCGCCGGAAAACGAACCGGTCTGAACGGCAGCCGTTCTTCTCTGTTTCACGAAGCAATCCGTATCATCCGAGAAATGAGGTGTGCAAGCAATGGCAAATATCCAAGATACATCGTCTGGGAAAACGTCCCCGGAGCATTTTCTTCCAACGGCGGAGAAGATTTCCGCTGTGTCCTCGAAGCCATCTGTTCGGTCAAAGACAGCAGCATTTCAATTCCTCGACCTGCGGGAAAATGGACAAAAGCCGGAGAGATTCTGGCAGAATCCTATTCCCTCGCATGGCGAGTTCTTGATGCACAATACTGGGGAGTGCCCCAGCGAAGAAAACGGATCTTTCTTGTCGCAGATTTTGACGGAACAAGTGCCGGAAAAATACTATTTGAGTCCGAAGGCTTGTCAGGGTATTCTGCGGAGAGCCTCCGTGCGTGGCAAAGAGCTGCCGGAAGTGCTGCGGACAGCTTTGGAACGGCAGGCTTGTGCTTGTGTGACCAGGGCGGAGAACGCATAGACATTCTGAAAGAACGCACTGCCACCCTTCGTGCAGAAGCCCATCATCCGCCTTGTGTACTGGAAAATCATCCTGCTGACAGCCGGCTTCAGATCTCTGAGAACGGAAAAGTACAGACACTGACTTCCAGATGCGGAACCGGCGGCGGAAATGTTCCGCTGTTGATGGATACACCGAAAACACTGAAGATTCGCTGCGGAAAAGCCGGCGGTGGAAAAGGCAGTCTGATACAGGAAAACAAATCTGCTACGCTGTCCTGCAACAATGACCAGACTGTATTTCAGCCGAAAGCATACGGCATCAGTTCCTTTTCCAGTAATGCCATGCTTTCCGGTAATCCGCACAGTGGCATTTATGAGGCAGACACTGCCCGTACTTTGGACACCAGCGACCAGTCACCAGCCAAAAATCAAGGCGGTATTGCTGTGCTGGAAAGTTATGCTTTGCAGGGTTCAATGGTCGGTCGGTCTGACCAAAACGGACCGCAGGGCGGCGGTGTCAACAAAGAGGTCGCTTTCACTTTGAATGCTACCGACCATCATGCAGTGTATGCTGCTTCTACGGGAAATTTCAGCAGTGCATTTCGGGAAACGACCCCTACACTGCTGGCACGGGACCACAAAGACCCCAGCATCGTTTCCAGCGGTTATGCGGTTCGCAGACTGACACCGCAGGAATGTGCAAGACTGCAGGGATTTCCGGATCAGTGGTGCAGTGACCTGGCATCGGAAAATCCCACAGAAGAAGAGATCGACCGATGGGCAGCTATTTTTGAAGAATACCAAAAAGCGGTAAAACCGGAGAGTCGTCCCAAAAGCCGAAAGATGGTACAGAAATGGTTGCAAGATCCATATCGTGATGCAGCAGAGTACCGCCTTTGGGGGAATGGCATCTGTCTGAATGTAGCTGTTTTTGTGCTCGCCGGAATCGTCTGGGCAGATTTGTGATCTGTTACAAATGACAGCCGAAACATTCTACAAATCTCACAGTTGCTATCTGTGGGAAAAAGAGTTAACATATGTACTGCCGAAAGGCAAATCACCGAAAATCGGGAGGAAAACATATGATAATTGCATTTGGATTGACTGGAAATGAACGAAAGAAACTGGCATGGGCGATAGCCACGATCATTGGAACAACGGCAGAATATCAGTATATGCCCACCTGTACTTACAAAATCGGGGAATGCTACACCGTTACCAAGTCCGGTGATCTGGAAATCAGCGACCAAGCCGACCGTAAGGAAACAGAACGGCTTCTTGCCGAACTGGAGAATCAGGGCTATACTGTTCCGGACACAACAGAACCGGAATCCACAAAATTGACGGTTCAGATGCCTGCGGACTTTTTCAATGAACATACGCTGGGTAATCTTCAGCAGATCTGCGAAAACAAAGCCACACTCTTCAAGGCGGCTTTTCAGACGGATACGCTCGACATGATTTCATCTGATGAAAAGGTGGAATTTCCATGGTTCAAAGTAGAGCAAGACGGTGATGCAGATGCCTACTGTACGTTCATCTCCATGCTCTGCGAATTTGCAAAGAATCAAGGACGCATCAACCGCAAGCCGGACACCTCCGACAATCCCAAGTACACCATGCGGTGTTTCCTGATTCGTCTGGGAATGGTGGGTGCAGAATTCAAGGCAGCAAGAAAAGTCATTCTTCGCAATCTCACAGGCAATTCCGCATTCAGAAAGGTTGGTGATACTGATGCAGTTTCCGAGTGAATCATATCTGGAACAGCTGCGAAAAAAGTACCCTGTCGGAACGAAATTACAGCTGCTTTCTATGCGGAATGAAAAATATCCGGTTCTTCCCGGAACAGTCGGCGAGGTCACGCATATTGACGATGCGGGTTCTATTCATATGCGGTGGGAAAACGGTTCTTCCCTTGCTCTGATTCCCGAAATCGACAGTTTCCAGACCGTATCCGAGGCGAAAAAATAAGGCGGCACCTCCTCCATTGTACGGTATGTTACCATACAATCGCAAGAATTGCAAGCGTGTATTCTACACAATCTTTTGACCTCTTTTTCTGTAGATTTAGCCGCTTGCTATCTCCTCCGTTTAGAGTTAATATGGTTACAACAAAAGTGAAAAAGCCCGAAACTACGGAGGAAAACATTATGAATGCTAAAACAGAAAGACAGATTGAAAACCTGAAAAAGCAGACCATTGGCGTGGAGATTGAGATGAACCACATCACCAGAGAACGAGCTGCCAGACTTGCCGCCGACCATTTCGGCACAGGCAGATACGAATACACCGCCAGCCGAAACGGCTACAGCACTTGGTCGGCTTGGGATGCACAGGGCAGAGAATGGAAATTCCAGAAAGACGTCAGCATTGCAGGATGCGATGCCGAAAAGTGCGAACTGGTCACGCCGATTCTGAAATACGAGGACATTGAAACCTTGCAGGAACTGGTACGCAAACTCAGAAAAGCTGGTGCAATCAGCCATGCAGGCATCGGAGCCGGAGTACACATTCACATTGGAGCAAACGGACACACACCGCAAACCCTGCGAAATCTCGCCAACCTGATGGCGAGCCATGAACGACTGATTGCAGATGCCCTGAAAATCGACCAAGGCAGAATGAACCGATATTGCAGAACGGTCAATCCCCAATTCATCGAACAGCTGAACCGGAAAAAGCCAACCAACATGGCACAGTTCGCAGACATCTGGTATACGGCAAACGGTGCAAATTACGGCAGAAATCAGCACTACAACGACAGCCGATACCACATGCTGAACTATCACGCAACTTTTACAAAAGGCACAATTGAATTCCGGTTATTTCAATTCGACAAGCCTGCCAACGGCAGGAAAAACGGACTTCATGCCGGACAGCTGAAAAGCTACATACAACTTTGCCTTGCCCTTTCCGAAATGGCAAAGGGACTGCGAACCGCCAGCCCGAAACCACAGCAAACGGAAAACCCGAAATTCGCCATGCGAACATGGCTGATTCGGCTGGGACTGGTCGGCGAGGAGTTCGCCACTGCGAGAAATTTTCTTACCAAGAACCTTGATGGCGATGCTGCTTTCCGGTTCGGCAGATAAAGGGACAGCCTTTTGCTACCAGCTACACCAGACCGCTTCGGCGGTCTTATGGTGGTGAAAGGGTATCCCTTTCAGAAAGGATTTGATTGCATGAAAAAGTTTTACCTTGCCTACGGCAGCAATCTGAACGTGAAACAGATGCAGTTCCGCTGCCCGGATGCCAGAATTGTGGGGACTGCGGAGATCCCAAATTACCAGCTGCTGTTCAAAGGCAGCAAGACCGGCTCCTATCTGACCATCGAGCCCAAACAGGGCTGTACCGTTCCGGCGGCAGTCTGGTCGGTGTCGGAACGAGATGAACTTGCCCTCGACCGCTATGAGGGGTATCCCCATTTCTACTACAAAACGGAACTGGAACTTCCTCTTGCAGAAACCGGAAAAAAGCTGACTGCCTTTGTGTATATCATGCACGAGGAACGGAAACTGGGCATTCCCACTTCTGCCTACATCCGCACCTGTGTGGACGGCTACCGCCAGTTCGGTTTTGACCTGAAACACCTGCGGAAAGCCATGGACATCAGCGAACGGGAGGTGTACCACCATGAAAACGGATAAGCCAGTTTCGGCAGTCTGCCCACTCTGCGGAAAACCCTACTCCGATGTGCCGGCACTTTCCAGAACGGACAACCAAACGCCCATTTGCCCGGACTGCGGTATTCGGCAGGCACTGGAAAGCATCGGCGTTTCCACGGAGGAACGGGAGAAAATCCTGTCTGTAATGCACCGAAAGTTCCCCATGTAACCGCCCTGTTTGCCCTGTGTGGGCTTTCAGAGCGTTTGCCGAAAAACTGCCAAAAGTCAAAATCAGCCCCACACAGGCGAACTGTGCGGGGCTTGGTTGGTGGCTGCAATTTTCCGAGATGCCTTTTCCATTGTACTGTATTTTACCATAGAAAAGCAAGTTTATCCAGTGTCAGATCCACCAAATATACAGCGGAAATATCGCCTTATGTTCTGTACATTTAGCCGCTTGCTATACGCCCAAAGGTAAGACCTGCAAATAAAAGTCAAGCCACAATCCAGTGAATTTACAAACAATTCACAAGATAAAAAATGGCATGACAAAAAGGCCGCTTCCAATTTGAAAAAAAGAAGCAGCCTGATGAAAAGATGCGTAGAAACGTTACGTCGCATTCAAAACCTGATTCACTTTGGCATAGTATATTCGCAGGAATTTGTTTGCAGCAGCAATTCTGTATGAATAATAATGCTTTCCTTCAGAGCGTTTCTTGATGATGAACTGATACACCGGTTCATTTTCCGGTTTACTTAGGATAAATATTTCAGTTATTTGAAAGAGAACTTTTCTGAGAGCTGCAGAACCACGTTTGGAAATATGCCTGGAGGATACATCAAGCTGTCCCGACTGGTACGGCGGAGCATCAAGTCCTGCAAAAGCTGTAATTGCTCTTCTGTTTCTGAATCGTCTGGTGTCGCCGATCTCAGCGATTAGCTGAGGACCATACACTTTTCCAACACCAAACATGGACATAACAGTATCGTATTCAGGCAGCGAAGAAGCAATTCTATCCATCTCCGTTCGGATAGAAAAAGCAGTTTCCAGTATTGTGTTCAGTTGGGAAACAACTTGTGTCACAAGCAATTTTACACTCTCGTTTGGCGGAAGAACAGCAATGACTGATTTTGCATAAGAATGGATTTTTTCCGCTTTGGATTCTGAATATCGGTATTTGTTTCTGCTGCACCAGCTTTTGTATTTCGCTTTGAAAGCGGACAGATACAGCTTAGCAACACAGTCTTTATGCGGAAAAGCATGTAGAAAATCTACCCATTTTTCATGACCGTCTGATTGTCTTTCCAGAGAAGTAAAGAGTCGGTTGATGCCTGGAAATACAGAATCAGTCAAAGAAATCAGATTGTTTTTCATCGTAGTCTGTATCTTGATGGATTGATTATACTGTCTGTTTAGCAGCTTTAAGGTTCTCCGCTGTTCATCGGCAGGAACATATTCATCAAGTTCCGTCCAGCGGTCGAGTGCATAGGAAGCAAGCTTCAAAGCATCTTTCTTGTCCGTCTTGACCTTTCTCAAAGAGTTTCCGCCATAGTTATGAACTAAGAGTGCATTGACTACGGAAACAAAGATACCGTTGTTATGGAGAAACTGTGCTATGGGTTCAAAATATGTACCGGTGTACTCCATAACAACCTTGGATTCTCCCGGCAGTGATCGGATAAGCTTAACAAGCCGTTTAAGGTCATTGTCGTTATGAATCACATCAAAAGGGGAAGCCACCACCTCTCCGAATGGTCTGAGTACCGCAACCGTGCTTTTGCCTTTGGAAACATCGATACCAACTGCGTTCATAAAATATCACTCCTGTTTGGATTTGTAATCGGAAACCACGCTTTTTCTCATTCCCTATTCAATCTGTTGGGTGACACGAACGCACCGATCTGGCGGCTCAACCTGCAAAAACGAACACTACAATGAAAGCATGGATGACAGTCTCGATCACGGGTGCTTTGTCCCAAGGAGGCGAACGTCATTCCAATCACTGCTTTCATTGTAGCTCAAAAATGAGTGCGTGTAAACCATAGCTGGTTTGCTGTGGATTTACCGACTATACTTATTGTAACAGGAGGCATTGTCATGACTTACGAAGAAATCGCAGAAATGATGGAAGAGATGGGACTGCCTTTCGCCTACCATCATTTTGCCGAGGGTGAAAGTCCCGCACCGCCTTTTTTGCTGTTCTTATCTCCCGGAGAGAATACGTTTTCGGCAGACAATTTGGCATATTTCAGTTGCAAACAGCTGGACGTGGAATTGTACACGAACCGAAAGCAGCCGGAACTGGAAGAACAGGTGGAGGCAGTGCTTGCCCAGCATGAAATTTATTACACAAAAACAGAACTATTCATTGATTCGGAAGAATTGTATGAAGTACTCTATGAGATGGAGGTTTGATCTATATGGCAATGGAGAAAAACAAGGTAAAATTCGGTCTGAACAAAGTTCACTATGCAAAAATCACTTCTTATGATGAAGAAGGTGT